GTTCCCAGAGTAATACCTGGCAAACTACAAGCTGTAGTAAAAAACTGCACCTTTGGTAGTTGATTGATTACAAAACTAAACTGTGTTGGACTTGCATAATCCAACACATCTGGTTGCCTTGATACTGCATAACTTGTTGCCATACCAGTATTTATACGATTAGAATCTACCTAAGAATCTTGCAATATGATGGACAAATGGCAGTAGTGTAATGGCCATAAACAGATTCGCACCAGTATGTGCCATTGCTATTCGCAATGTATCACCTTTAGGCATTCCATCTGATACCAAAAGTCCTGCAAGCCATATCGTACCAGTTGTACCAATATTGGCACCAAGCACCGCAGCAATCGCAGCAGGTAGTGGTACTGCACCAGATGCAACAAGAGCAATAATGGCTGTTGTTGATAGAGACGACGATTGCCATAGAAGAGTCATAATAATACCACCGAAGAACATATACAATGGATTGGCAATAAAAAACTGTAAATGTTCCATATTACCCATTGATTTCATTCCACCACTAAACATTTTCAAACCAATATAAAAAACCACCAGACCAATCAATACAGTAAATACTGGATTATTCAGTTCCATTTTTTTCACCCTTTTTGTCATTTTATCTTTCATCTATTTCACCCATTCATTCTACTAGTATATATTAGACAAAAAAAGGGGGCGCAAACTGCGCCCCCTGAAGGTCCACGACTATTTTACTTTTTCTGTCGTGGAAAGGGTCTTACATCAGGTTTGTAACCTTAACGCGACGGTAGTAAACATTGACGCCATCATCAATCGAGGCATCAGTGTTCTGCGTGTCACCCGCAGCAACTGCACCAGCAGTCTGAGCGAATGGGTTAGCAGCCATACCGTAACGAGTCTTGAACCCGATCTTCGGCTGGAAGGTGTTTTCACCAACCGCACGAACCATTTGCAACGGAACATACGGGCAGTAGAACATACCAGCGTCATACGGGGACGTACCCTTGTAACCAACAACATAATACTGCGAAGCAGCAACGTTGGCGGCATACGGGTCAACATAGACTTTGTAGCGACCATTCAGGACACCAGCAAATGTCGTAGTTGTGTCATCCACGTTCAGGTTATTGTTCAGAGCAGGCGTGTAGTCAAGGATACCAGCCATTTGCAATGCAGACGCAACGTCAGCAGAACACATCAGCATGTTACCTTTACCACGACGAGTCTGCTGACCAATCGCGTTTGCATCACGCTCGATACCGAACATCAGACCTTTGAACTTCTCAACCGACCAACGACCATTGGAGTCTGTATCCAAGTCGAAGATACCGGCAGTCGTCGTGTTAACCTGAGCACCTTTGACGGCAGCAACATAAACACGGCGAACAACTTCACGGTTGATTTCAGCAAGAATTTCAGAACTCAGGATGTTAGACAGTTCTGTTTCAGCGTCCAAACCATGAATCGCTTTCAGGTCTTGAGCCAGTTCCATCGTGTACTCAGCTTTCAGAGCACGAGTCACGGCGGTAACCGTGGACTTGTCGATGGAGAACGCCATTTCAGCGAAAGCATTTGTGGATGTATCACCCAGTGCTTCACCCTGAGCAGTCGTCATACCAGTAGCAGAAGTGTAAGTACCAGCAGAAGGACTGTCGTTCAGAACGGCAGGATTAGTTTCTGTTGCACCAACATCACCACCACCAGTAGTACCAGCAGCGTTTTGGTTAGAAGCACCAGCCTTACCAGGCAGAGCTTCGTCAACCAGAGCTTCTGCACCATCCGAAGACAGGAACGAAGCACGCATCGCGAAAATGAGGCCTGTCGGACCAGTCATAGGCTGGACACCACAGATATCATAAGCGATCAGGTTAGGCATCGCACGACGAACGAGCGAGATGAGAATGGGATCCCAGTTAGAAATGGAACCACCAGTCGAGTTGATAGGAGCGGCTTCCGAAAGGAAAGCACGGTCTTCCATCAACGCTTTTTCTTGGTTTTCAAGAATAACGGTTGTGACGGCACGGCGATAGCTATCATCGATCTTAGGAAGTTCAGGATGATCTAGGACTGGCTGCCACTTTTCTTGTAGATGTTCTGTTTGAAACATTTTCGTTTCTCCTTTTTATTTTTCTACAGTTAATTTACAAAATATGCACTATTTGGTACGACTGATAGCCGACAAGTACGATTTAATCGTATCAGTCGTATCAATGTCCTGTGCTGGTTCTTCACTATCTCCATCAACAATCGCGAAAGTTTCTTCTCCACCAGTTTTTGGGAAATAACCTTCTTTCAGTGTGTCGAGCTTCTGACGGAAACTTTCTTCACTCACAAATTCCAACTCTTCAGTCAGAGATTTGAATTTTTCCATTTCAGTAACGGTAAGTTCCTCAGACATTTCATGCATAATTGCATCTCTTGTCAGAGACTCAACAACTTTCCTTCTCTCAACATTCTCTTGAATAGAGGTATTGAGTTTTTCTTCAAGTTCAGAAATCTTTTCAGACTGAGCTTCAAGAATATCATATTTTTCGTCAGGAACGTCAATGTAATGATCTTCGAACAGCTGTTTCAGACCAGAAATGAAATCTTCAGCGATTTCGCCTTTGAGTCCACGCTCAACAGCAATTTCGTTTTCTCTCATCCACTCTTCAACAACGTAAGAGAGATAACCATCGACTTTTTCCGACAGTTCTTCTTTAACCACTTCAGTGGCTTCTTCAAGTTGAACGGCATAACTTTCTTCCATTCGTTCAACTTCACTACGAATCTTAGACTTAACAGCAGCTTCAAAAATTGTAGCAGCCTTAATCTTGAACTCTTCAGAGAGGTCTTCTCCAGAAATCAAAGCAGAAACATCTTCTTTGACGTTAATATCAGAAATTCTTTCTTCAATGTTGTCATCTGTTTCTTCGTGCATACCCATATTCATGGAACCATATGCAGCCATAAGATCTTTCTTATCCATACCTTCCATTTTTTTATGCATGGCAGCCATAAGATCTTTCTTACTCATTTCTTCCATTTCTTCGTCTTCATCTTCTTCATGAGCGGCTTCTTTGACTTTCTTCATAGGATCAGGTTTACCTTCACCCTTTTGTGGCGCATCTCCACTAACTTCTTTGGTGCTTTTCGACGCATCTTCTGGTTCATCACCAAGATCTTCTTCTTTGTTGACCTCATCCTTAACCTTCTCAGGTTTTTCAGCGGGAGCGGCGCTTTTCATAGGAGCATCATGTGCAGCTTCTTCAAGTTCCGCTAGAACTTCAGCTTCAAGCTCCTCAATTGTTGTATCTAGTTCAGACATGGATTTCTCCTTATTTTTTGTTTATATTATTTATAAGTTATAACATTTTGAGGAATTTTGCAAACTCTAATGCTTCTTTGTTCGTTTGCCTTTTATGTTCTTTGACATCAAATTCCTTTTTCAATTTAGCTAAATGCGCTTCAACCAAAGCACCATGATTCCATACCCATTCTTTACCCTCCATAACACCTTCTACGAAAGCGTTTGGAGCAGACGGGTCTGCAACGATATCCGCCGCAGTCGCTAAATAGAAATCATCTCTCACATAGTTAGCACCATTTCTTTGGTCTAAACTTCCCATGCCTCTAGAGGAAACTCCCAGTTTTGCACCTTCATCCATAAGGTTCTTAACTATTTCTCCCATAGGGGTTTTCAAAATCTTTGCCTCACCAATAAAATTCTTACCATCTGGATACAACTCTGTAACCATATGGGAGACACGCTCAAGGTTGACTGTTGGGCCATCAGGATGTCCCAGTTCACCATACGCTCGATTTTCATTGATGAATTTTTTATTATACCGTTGTACTTCCTTTTCTAGCACTTCCATTGGATATACACGGCCATTTCTATTCTTGATGTCTGCTTGCATGAAGACACCACGAATTTTATAATTCTTGTCGCCGCTTTCTTTTTCTTCACAGATATACTGTACTTCTTCTACGGCTTCTGAAAATAATTTTACAACTTGCATCTAATATCCCCTATGATGTAAAGTTCTCGTCTTTACGAAGTTCAATAATCATTGAACCAGAACAGTTACGCAAACTCAACTCCAAGTCACCAGAGGTTGCACCTGTATTTGTTGCGTTATTAGTAATAGGCCCCGCCGTCCCATCATAGTGTCCAGTTCCAGCAAGATTGATTGCGAGAGTATCAGATGATGCGCCTTTAAATTCAATGAACGCCCAGTTTTTATCATCGTCAGCGACACCGCCGTTAATTGACCACCAGATACGAGTGATATCCAATTTTGCACCATTCGCATGACCATCAAGACCAGAAGCATCTAAGATATTATTATTTGAAGAATTTTCATCGTCCCAATTAACCAAAATGGTAACTTTACCGCCAGCACCGGAGGCATTAACCACTGTATCTTTTAATGTTCTAGTTGCAACAGCCATCCTCTAACTCCTTAAATCGAAAGCATTTCTTTTTCAAAGTATGCCATAATTTGTTTTTCTGGCACTTTATATTTTTTTGATGCATCTTTTATTACTTTTTCAAAGCTATTTAGGAAATCTGAAGGTTTAGCATCCATCACCTTAAAAATAGAATCAACAGCATCTTTCATCTTTGGAGAAAGTCTTTTATACTCCTTAGACATTTTATGCTCGTCCTTTTCAACGACAGATGTATACATGTTTTCAAATTTTTGTTTCATTTTACGGTCCTGCAAAAACATTATCACTTCCAGCAGCAACAGAAGTACAATTTGTTATCGCATCACCTATTCTACCAGCACCATCACCATTTACAAATACAGTAGTAGAACCAGTTGTTATGGGTGCTGCATGTGGTGGACAAGGGATACTGCCAGGCAATAAATGTACAGTATTAACATCTCCTTGACAACTCCACTTGATATCATTCACAAATACATTTGCCGAACCTTCTGCTCTGACCATTCCAGAACAGTGTGGTACATCTGCATCTCCAATTCTAGTTGCCGCGGGCACGTTCTTTCTCCATTAGTGCTTGTAATCTACCGTTCCATCTTGCCATCTCTGCGTGTTGTTCATCTGTATGATTTCCATCCTCACCTTCTGGTTCTGGAAGATCAGGTAAAAATTTAATTACATTTTCGAAAGTATCTGGAATGTCTTCATATTTAGTATAAGTCTCTAATATTCCATTAACTACTAACTGAAATTCCGCCACTACTCTTCCTCAGTCTCCACACTCCTAGTGTTCACAAAAGATGCAGCCAATTCTCTTCTTCTGTCTTCCAGAGCATCACTCACTTTATGAGAGATTGCATGTTTAAATGCATCCTCTGCTTCCACATTATTACCACTTGCTATCATATCTACGAATTCTCTACTCGTCACTGTTGCTCTCCTTCGTCTGCATTTGGATCCATACCATAGGCAAGTGCTGCTCTATCTCCAGCATCCATTTCTGGATCAACTGCCATGCCAGCTGGATCTGTTGGGTATCTTTGGATACCATCACCACCATCGTTCGGCACACCACCATCCATTGGATCTTTTTCTGCCTCAGATGCAATTTGGTCACGCATTTCAGCTATCTCTGCATCATTCATACGCAACACATGTTTCAAAACATATTCTTTACTGAAGAATGTTCCAATATATGATTCTATATTTTGTAGTGTACTAATACGGTCATTCAACAACTCTGCTTCTTTCAGTTCTGCAAAATGACCATCTTTGAGAAAATCATATTGAATATGTTCTTTCATTATATCCCAGTCTTCCAAGGAAATAACACCCTTTAACAACAACTGAGTTTTCAAAACGTCCGTAAAGAGATGAACAAACTTCTTTCTTAGTTTCTGAATAAACTTGGTAAACTTGAGTTCATCTCTCGTAATGTCTGTGCTTCTACCAAGACTAAAACTTGATTCTGATTCAAGTCTGGAAATAGGGACATTTAATGACCGATAAAGTTTTTTCTGGAAATATTGAATGTCATCAATCTCACCAAGATTAGAACCACCCGGCAATGTTGTGATCTCTGTGCCTCGACCACCTTCTCTTCGTGGAAGCCAAAAGT